ACTTGCTCGCCGCCCCCGCCGCCGCCAGCAGCGGCTTGGATCTGAAACTTACCAGCACCACCGCCGCCGCCACCCGAGTTAGCCGCACCGGCCGTTCCATTCGTCGCCCCGCCGCCCCAACTATCGCCGCCTTCGCCCCCGACACCACCGGCATTCGTTGCCAGGACAAGGCCAGCACTCCCCGCGCCGCCGGCCTTCCGCCAAACAGCCGTCCCAGCACCACCAGAACCGCCGCCGCCTGCCGTCCCGTTGGCTGCACCGTTGTCGCCGTTGCCACCGCGGCCTCCGATGGCCTGTATCGAATTAAAAAGAGACGTGCCGCCTTGTCCGCCAGCCATGCTGGCCGGAGTGTTGGTGCCGCAGCCCCCGCCCCCGCCCCCGCCGCCGATGATGTAAACCTCAATCCACTTTACTCCGGCCGGCGTCGTATATGTCGCGCCAGAGCCGCTCGTAAGCGATTGTGTCGTTGGTGCGGATGATTTGGCGGCAAGGATATTGGTTCTGGCTGTCGTGATGTTTGTGACATCCGACAGGTTGTTGGTGGACAACATGTCGCCGCCGCCTGATGGCGTGGCCCAAGATCCATCACCTCGCCAGAACGTAGACGACGATGCAGCCGTACCGCTGTTGAGATTGCCGACCGGTAGATTCCCCGTCACGTCATTGGCAAGCCGCACTGTCAAGGTATTCGACGCGCCGCTGATCGTCTTGTTCGTGAGCGTCTGAACCCCTGTTGTGCCGACAAGAGACCCTGAGGGTAAACTGTAGCCGGAATCGGATATGAGCTTCCCGGTAATGCCATCGAAGATGGCGACACGTCCAGCAACGGAAGATGCAGGCCCGGCCACTTTCGCATCCAAAGCCGTCTGAGTTGCGGTCGATATCGGCTTGGCCGCGTCCGACGTGTTGTCGACATTTCCTAGCCCAACGTCGGACTTCACTAGGCCGGTAGGAGAATTGATAACCGGAGAGGTTAGCGTCTTATTGGTCAACGTGTCCGTGGTGGCGCGGCCGACATAGGTATCGGTGCCTTGGAACGTGAGCGTCGTTCCATCCACACCGGCCAGTGTCAAGGTATTGGATATCGTCGCCGTCTTGCCCGCACCAAGCGTCAGCGTTCCCGTCCCCGCCGTCCAGATGTTGCCGTTGAAGGTAGACGCGGTGATGGTCAGGCCGTCGAACGTCCCGCCCGTGACCGTCTTTCCGGTGAAGGTCAAGGCGGCCGGGAGCGAGACTGCCGGGTTACCTGAAACCCCATCGCCGTTCGTAACGGTTATTTCGTTGGCGGTGCCGGTAATGGTCCGCTTGGTGAACGTGTCCTCGGCCGTTTCGACGACAAGGCCCGCCGTGGCATCAAGACCCGCCAGTCCCGTCAAGGTCGCGTCCAAGTCCTGCTTTAGATCAAGCGCGGCTTGCGTGGCCGTAGAAACCGGCTTGTCGGCATCACTGACGTTATCGACGTTCTCAAGGCCCGTCAGAACATGGTCCGCATTCCAGTCGGAACCGTAAGCACGTCCGGTGTCTGAGCCAGTCGTGTTCCTGATCGTTTTGGCGTGAACGATCCGCGCATCATTCGCCATCAGAACACCTGACCTGAAGTTCGCACAGTGAGCGGCCCGGCATTGAAGGTAGAGGTCAGGCCAAGCCTATTCAGGCTATCCAGCGCCGTCGTAAGCCCAAGCCCCCACGTCTGAATGCGCGCGTCCTCTTTGGTGTAGGGCGCAGATTCCAGCAGCGCTCCGTACAGGTACGCATCGGGGGCTTGCAGCAACAGCCAGTTGTCCGCGTTGCTATCGCTCAGTGCCGGGATATTGGCGCGATAGACCATCTCTATCGTTTCCGCAGCGTCTGGCGTCGGCGCTAGTTCAATCTCGGTCCCGAACACCGTGAAATATCGCGGGCAACCCGACACGCCGCCTGATTTGGTGCGGTATTCGTCAAGCTGAACGCCCGACAGAAATTCAAGCTGCGGCTTGCGATCGACACTTGTGACCCTGACCCGGCGCATGGACTGAAAATCATCCGGCAAAGAGATGAATTCAGGCTCGCTCGAATTGACATCTACCGTTGCCGTCGCCCTCACCTCCATCTGCCGCACGAACAGTTCACGGTTGAACTTGGCTTCCGCCAACGTGATGAAGTCAGGAATGGCCGATGTCAGGTCATCACGCGCAAGGTATTCTGCTATCTTGGCCTTGAGGTCGGTATAGGTCGCGATGCTCATCGCAGCCCCGCGCTCCAACCGGCCTGTAGCGCAGGTTTATCGGTACGGAGATAGCTCCACTCCGGATCGTAAAGCTTCTTCTTCACGATGGCGTCGAACTCTGGCGAAAACATTCGCAGGGACGTGTTACCCCGCGCATGTTCCTCGTTGAGCCACTGCACATAGATCACGTTGGGTATCTCCGCGATCTCTCGCCCCCAATCGCTCCGCTGTTCCTGCGTGCGCGCAAGCTTGTTCGCCTCAATGATCGGGTTCACGTCCTGCCGATGCTCAATGGTCAGGTCTTGACCGTTGTTGTCGAGGTGGATGCGGACTTCCATCAGGAAAGCTCCGTCACCCAAAGCGAACCGGCCGTTCCCGTGACGAGACCGCCTGTCGCCGCCTCGATTGCGGAAATCTTTTCACCGGGATTGACCGTGAGATATTCGACCCAATTCGCGGGAAGAAACGCATCACTCACGGTCGCGACCGGCGTCCCGGCAATCGCGTAGTGGCAAGCTGAATTTGCCACTACTCGGATTTGCCGGGTCTGGCTGCCGAACGCATTCGTGGAAGCCGCAGCGGTACCCGTAAAGGCGACCGCCTGCGTGGTGCTGTTACGGGCTGACTGATGCATTACGACCTCCGAATGACGGCGGAGAAGATCGTCGGCGCTGTGCCGGACGACTCGCCGGCACTGGCCCACTCAATCGTGCCGCCTGCGTTGACGTAGTTCGCGCCAGTCGGCTCAACCGAGTCAACGTCGCCCGCCGCAGCGCTGGTGAACGCGATGGTTGCCGTTGAGCCAGACACAGCCACGCCGTTGATCTTAAGCGACCATGTGCAGTCCGCTGTCGTAATGGCCGCCTGGATGCAGGACTGCGCAAGGACGATATAGCCGCTGCATGGTGCCGCGATGTAGACAGAGCCGGCCGTGCCGACATCGGCCATGGCCGCCGATACCACGACGTTATTGAAAGGGTAATTCTCGCGAAGGGCCATTGAAAGCCTCCAAAGAAAAAGGCCACCCCGAAGGATGGCCCCAAGTTGAGGGAGAGGATTGAAGGCTTACGAACTGGTACAATCGAACACGCCGCCGCTGGCTTTCTCGTTTCGGCTTACAAGGCTGTACTCCGACAGGATCGAGCGCCGATCCGAGTCGCCGGTCTTGGCGAGGGCCAGAGAGACCATCTTGCGGCCGTTCAAGTAGGCGATGGCCCACTTGTCCATTTCCAGCACCAGAACGTCACGGGCGCGCTGGAAGCGGTTGGCAACGATCTTGAGCGTACCGAAGTCCGATTCATACGCCGTCACCGATGCCGTGATCTTCTTCGACTTGGTGTCCTCGGTCTGCGTTGCGCGCCCCGTGAACATGGAGAACGCCTGCTTGTTGAACGCGCCGGTAAAGATCGTGTCCGGCTTGCCGCCATTGGTCCAGATCGAGGACAGAACCGTCTTCAGCCGAGTTTCGGTGAAGGCCGGGATCGTGCCGGTGCCATCGGTGCGGGTGCCCGTACCATCAGCCGCCGAAGGATCAGCCGCCGAAGTGCCACCCTTGCTGGTATTGGTCTTGATCCACGACAGCACGGAAGCGGTCGTGCGCGCCGTAGTATCGGTGCCAGCGGCTTTCGCCTGATTGGTGCCGACAAGGATGGTCTCCATGTCGCGTTTGAGTTCGAGACCCTTGAGCATTTCCTGATAGGCCAGTTCGTTGTCGCGGCCGGCGTGGTCAACCGCCTGCTGAGTGCCGGAGACGCGCGCCGTCTTGGTCGAAATCTGGCAGATATTGCCGAGACGAACGGTCGGAGTGACAGCATCTGTCGTGCTGTCGGCCGCTTCAAGCTGCGCATTCGAGGAGGATGCTGCGGCGAGTGCCTGCGTCTGCCATTCGTGATTGACGGCGGTTGCCTTCTCGCGTTCCGCGCCCGTCATGAACGGGGTATCGGTCGGGTCGATCCGGTAGATCATGTCCGACAGGTCTTCGCGATTGCCGATCGCCTCATAGGTGGCAAAGGTATTGGCGGGAGAGATAGCCATAGTCGGTAGTCCTTATGGTGCCCGGCGCTGGGAGGCCCGCATCTGCGCTGCGCGCAGAGCTTGAGCGTCCTTGAGAGAGCCGGAATTGTTGAGCTTCTGGGTGAGGGCTTGGATTTGCTCCGACGCAGCCGCACCCGAAGGCTTGGCAACACCGGGCCGCTGCACGGGAGGAACGGGCTTGGACGCAACGGCAGTCTTGGCCTTCTGAATGTCGGATAGCTTCAAATCGCTGAAGATGAGTCGCTGAATGCGATGGTCGTAGATGGAAAGCTTTTGCTTCCCGGCGGCCAGTTCAGCGAGTTCGCCAGGTTTGAACCCGAGTTCAGACAACCGGTCTGCGGCACGCGCAGCCAGTTCGCCAGCCTTGGTCTTGTCTGCAAGCTCCGGGATATACTCGGCGGCGAGTTCATTTTCCTTCTGGACGTGCTGCGCCCATTGGGATTGATTCTCAGTCACCTTCTCCCGTTCGGCCCGCTGCAATTCCGCGTTGACAGCCTGCATCTTGGTTTGATGCGCCTGCCATTGCAGATATCGGAACGGGTCTTCAACCGCCAGTTTCTGGACATCATCAACGGTTCGAATATCCGCGAACTGTCCAGCCTGTGCGTCCTGTAGAGTCTGCATCAAGGCCGGTAGCTGGGCCTCGTACTGTTGCTTCGCTCGTTCCACTTCCTGCTCTTTGGCCGTAAGGCCTTTGAGCTTGTCGGCGGCTTCGTTTTGACTCCGGCGGACTTCGCGGTCGCGTTCCTGTTCGCGCTGCGCAAGATATTCCTGCGTATTGCGAGGCAAGGCCTGCCACTGCTCTTTCGCTTCCTTCGTCCAAGACCTCGGGGGCTCGATGGGCGGCTGTTCGGCCGGGTCGGCTACCGTGGCATCTTCACCGAGGGTCTGCACTTCGGCAGGGTCGGCGTTGGCTTGCGCCAATTCGGTCGGCTCAACGGGATCAGCCTGAGACTGATCGACCGGAGCGGGTTCTTTCGGCTTTCGCGCAGCCTGTAGCGCGCGCGCGGCCTGTGAAATGGAAAGGTTTTCGCCAGTATCTGCCGCTGGGGTGATGACAGCAATGGGTTCGCTGCCGCCAGGAGCGGTTGCTTCGTCGGTCATAAATTGTCCTTTTGGGTTTAAACCAGTCCGAAACGCTTCTTGCGTTCCGCTGTCTGCGCAAGCTCTTTCAACTCGGCCTGCGCAATCTTGCCGTTCGACACGATGACGTTGAGGTGATCCCTCACCTTGCCGACGATGTTGATAGCGAGGAACAGTTTCTCCCGGCCCATCACATCGTCAATCGTGGTTGCCCGCCACGCGGCCGTATAAGCCTCCTCAAGCCCCCTGAACGCCTCGACCAATAGATCGTTGCCAAGCAAGTTCTGCGCACGGGTGGCCCGCGCTGCGTCTTGGGTGAGCTTGGATTCGTCAATCATTGGACTTGCTCGGCTTGTTCGCAGCCTTCTCGGCCAACGCTAGCTTCTGGTCATGCGTTTGCTGATCGTGGGACATCTGCATGTCGTGCTTGTGCGCGTCCGCGACCACGCCGATAACGGTTTCGGCAACCTTGGCATGATGCTGTTGCTGATCGTTCTGCGCCTTGCGCTCCATCTCAAGCGCCTTCAGATGCGCGTCTACAATCTTCAATTTGGCGTCTATCTCGGCCTTGAGCTGAGCTAGTTGCGCTGCGTCTTGCGCCTTCTGCTTGTCGAGTTGAGCCTTGAGCTGCAATTCCTGCTGATCGTTCGCTGCCTGCGCCTGAATGGCCTGCACCTTCGGATCGGGCGGCGCTTGTGGCGGCGGATACAGCGGTTGACCTGTTTTCGGGTCTTTCGCGCTCGGATCGTTGATGAACTGATCCGGGTTCTTATAGTCCATCAGCTTCGCAAGTTGCTTGAACGTGTTGTAAATCTTCTGGTCGTCTACAAGGTTGGTCTTGCCACCGAGCAACAATTCCTTCTGCTGGGCCGCCAGCGCCATCAAATGTGCAACCCGCTCGGCCTTCCCGCCGGTCCCAAGGCCGACGTTAATGGTCATGTCGTCGCGGGTTTTCCAGTTACGTGGATCGACGTTGATCCATTCATTACGCAATCTGATCGTCTGTTGCTGCTGGCTGTGCTTGCGGATTATGCCATGCAACAGCGAGAAGATGTCCCGCACGCCTTCCGCCATGATGCGCGCAATGAGCTTCATACGAGCCTGGGACGCGCTAAACGCCTGTGCTACCGCCGTGGCGCTCTGGTTCTGCAACGCATTGGCGTCCACTCCTTGAGACTGGCGAGTAACACCTGTGCGCATTTCGCGCGTTGAATCCATGTAAGAGAGCGCAGGATAGATCGAGCCGGTGATATCCGGGACCGTCTGCCACTGTAGCCCGCCAGGCGTCTTTGTTCGAACCACACCGCCAGCACGAGACACAAGAAGATCATCAAGAGTGTTCGGTCCCGCATTGGCCTCCGCGACCTCGACCCTCGGATTGTTGTGCAGATAGAGATTGTCCAACGCGCCCCGGAGCAACGCGGTCTTGATGCGCTGAATATCCATGACCAGATCGGCAATCGACCGGCCAAAGAACCGATGCGTCATGGGAACCGGGCATGTCGTCGCGAACGGCATCGCATCGAATGGCGTGATCGACGGCTTACCGTCCCGCTTTAGAACTTCACCCTGATCGCCGCCCGTGATGACCTGATAGATGCAGGCCCGCCCGTTGCCCTCATAGTCCATCCGAACATAATGCTCGGTGATCTTGACCAGCCGTGAGGCCGAATTGATCCCGCCCGTATTGAAATGCTCGTTGACCGTATCGCGGGAAATCGTCTCGCTGTCGGTGTTGCCGGTGTAATCCCCCAGCGCCTTAATCTGCTGCGCGTCGTAGCCTTCTGCGATCAACTGGCTTTCGGTCTTGGTCACGACCTCATGAAAGCAATAATTGCAGGTCTTGATGTCCCGCGCGCCGCGCTCGATGCCGAATTCCTCGGGTGGCACTCCCATCGCCTTGGCTTGGGCAAGTTTGCGCGTAGTAACGACCGTGACGTCATGGGTCGTCGGTGCAGCCATTGGAGGCATCGCAGGAGCCGCCACGGGCTGCGCTGGTGCTTCCGGGGGCGGCGCGATCATGTTCATCAGTAAGCGGCCTCGGACGCTTCAGTTGGCTCGGCAGCCTCCGCCTGTGGCGCCTCCTCGTTGATCGTATGCTCGACAATCTTCATTGCGCCATCCGATTCCATGACCGCTTGCGCAACCATCGCGAATTGCTCTTCAGTCAAATCGTAATAGGTCTCGCGCTGTTCCTCCTCGCGCTCCTCCCACCAGACCTTGACGATCCCGGTCTTTGACAACAGCGCGTCCTTGATGAACGAATACAGCACCATGAAACCGGGATTGTTCTGCATGAAAACGTGATTGACGTAATCGGTTTCCTGCTGCGCGGCGTCCTCATCCTCTGGCCCGACAGGCTCAAACCGGACAACCTCATCAGAACCAGCAAATATATCCATCAGGCTCGGCATCAAGCCTTCGATGGTGTCAGCAACGTCAGATGAAACCGCTTTCGAGCGCCCCTCAGCCGCCGGCATGTCCTTGGCCATATTGCCAAGGTAGTAGTCCATCGCGTCCAGCGTTCCTGGCTCAATTCCGCCGCTGTGATCGCCGCCAATGCGTCCGCCTTCTCCGCCGCCAACATGGTCTGGACATCGGAGGTTTTCATTTTAGGCATTGACTTAAGCCACTCCGAGCCGAGGATAGGTGATCGTGCGGTTGAAGTTCGATGGCGCGACAGGCTTGGAAAACGTCAATGCAACAGCATCCCACTCGTCCGGGCTGAGAGCATCACGCCTTCGCATGTCCTCTTTCTTTTCCAAGACAAGCCTCGTGTTGCTGTCGTATTTGTAGGACGGCCCGCACGCATCGGCCTGCAAGCTATCACTGTCCGGGATTTGTGCGCCCGCGACATCTTCAAGCCACTCTTTGGACTTCATCCAGATTTCAGCGCGACGGTTAAGTGGCCCGCCGCTTGGCTTCCCATGTTCGTCTAGCGGCTGCGGTTCATATGGGGCCGAGCCAAAATTGATTGCCTCAATGATGGAAGCGTAAGGCTCGCCCATGTGGACGATCTGATCGTAAACGCCTGCCCCAACCCCCCCCACATCGATGAACATTTTCACTGGCTTGTCGCGATCAATGACTGACTTTGCCCAGCCCGCGCCTTGCACTGTATCGAGCTTCTGTCTGCTTTCGACCTTTGTAACCCTGCGGCCTTGCCGCCATGCCATCGAGTGCCGGTCACTCCCCATCCATGCCGGGTCATACCCGATCACCAGAGGCCCTGATTCTTGACACTTTGCCTTGCGTGCCTTCGCCACCAACGAGGGCGGGATATAACTATCGTGGCCGCTCATCTGGAACGCCTCGGCGGCCGTGGCGGGATATTCCTGCTTGAAGAGCACAGGGTCTTTCAATTCGATGATCTTGGCGCGTCTCCAGCACATCTGATCGTTGTCGCAACCGTATTGCTCGGCATATTCTCGCTCTTCCTCATCAAGTGAGAAACCTGCGGGAGGAACCTTGCGGTATTCTTCCTGCCAGAACCAAGGAACAAAGATCGCGATGTAGTCGCCTTTCCCCGTCTCAGCGTCTCGCCACTTCTGATGAAAGAAATTGCCGACACCATTTGCAGTGCTTTCCAGAATGACTTCAGTCCCAGGCTCATCGGGGACGGCCTGCAAGACACCAGCCGCATGGGTATCAGCGTGAGGCCAGAAGCCAACCTCAGAACCGTGAAACAACTGGAGGGTCGACGAACGACCGACACCCTTTGTCCCCGCTGTACCTACCTTGTAGGCACTATCGAGCGCGTCGAAATTCAACTCCTTGGCATTCGCCGCGCCGGTCGATGGTTTCACAAGCGGATGGCAATGCTCGTGATACCGATTGACCATCTCAAAAAGGTTTTGGGTTGCCGCATCCTCATGAGTGAGGATGAACGCCCGCAACCCCCGGCTATGCGAAACCCGATGATAGTAACGGCCCTCCACATAGGTTGAGCAGCCTTGCTGTCGGCCCTTGAGGATTAAGGCCCGGACTCGTCCGGTAGCTACCTTCTGCTCTTCCAACCGAGCGTGAACGTAGCGCTGCGCCTTATTCAACTTTAACGGCTCAATTGCGCCTGACTTTGATCTGATCTTGAGGCACTTCGCAGCATAATGCTGGAAGTCGTCACGTAGACGTCGCCTGATCGTCCGCTCCCGGCTCGTCAAGCTCATCCAGAGCGTCCTCGTGTCGCAATGTCATGTCGCCAGAATGTTCGACCGCAGCCAACCGAGCGTGCACGTAAGGCGCTGCCGCCTTAGCTGCTTCGAACCTAGCATCAGGATTTTGGTTTTCATCGCGGAGTATTTTCAGCATGAAATCCAGCGGCGAAATTCCACCAGTCAATGCTTGCTGGCGAGCTTCTTCATTCATCCTCGTTGAGGAGCCGGGCTTGCGACCGGCTCCCGTTCTAGCCCCTCCGTGGGCCATCTTGAAAACTTGAATTCATTTCAAGAGCCTGCGCAAACTTCTCTACCGTCCCGACCTGACTAAGCGGAATGCGGATCATGCTGTGCCCCAAACAAAAACCCGCCAGCGGATTATCTCCGGGGCGGGCGCAATTCGTCATCTGCATTTCTGACGGAATCTTATTTGCAGCCTCGCGTCAAGCCCAAAGTGATCAACTAGCTTCGCCAACCCACGGACAAGTGCATTCAGCGTATCAAAATCACCAACCGGCTTGTCGAGGACAACGTGTTCCTTGACCGCGCGCAGCGCAGGCCGCCCAACATCCATGCAAGCCTCGAACGCCGTGTTGTATGCGCCTATGATCGCCTTTGCCCTCTCTGATGGCATTCCTTGACTCACAGAGCCTCGTACACGCGTTAAATCCATCGCGTGTGGGTGAGGACTCGGAACGTCGTAAACCGCACACATGGCCACGCAAAGCTCCGTAAACCGTATTCCAGCATCGTACTGCGCTCGGGTAATGCCGCCCCGGAGCAACAAGCGTCCAAACTCGGACCCGGCTTCGGGGTATTCTCGGAAGCGATGGGCCACGGATTGCCGGTGCGGCTGCGATGCGACTTGCACCTTCGGGTTTTCGTAAGCGCGAGCAATCCGCCCGTTGCGCTCCCGTTTCCCGATCTTCCTCGTCCGCCCCACCATGATCCAGATTGCCCCTCGTTTTCGGATTGGAATGAACTCGCGTGACCAACGGATGGCGAAGCCGGTCAAGTCCCGCATTCCTCGTAGCGCTTGATGACCTCGGCACCGGGGAAGAATTGCTTGACCGCACCGACGAATTTGAACGCCTCGACCGACGCCATGAGGACAGCCACCTCGTCAGGCGTTACCAGCACCACATCCTGACCGTGGATTTCGCGCACGCGATCGATGGCGGCCTGTTGGTATCCTACCGCGACCTTGAACCCGGTCGTCGGGTCGGACCCGAGCATGTAGGCGTCATCCTCAGCACCCGCCTGCTCCAACGCGCGGACAGCAGCCGCATAGCCCCGACACATCGCCGCGCCATGGGTTTCAACCTCCTGGGCAGTACCGGTGATGCAAGCTTGATCGAACAGGCCGCGCTGCTCGAACAGCCGGCGGCCGAGATCGTCATCGACACGTCTGAGCGCCAGCCACGTCCAGCGGGAC